AACACTCGCAGAAAAGATCCTCGAATTCGGTATGAAAGATGATACTCTCGAGATCATGGAATTCTGCTTTCAAAACAGAATACTTTGGAAGACACTCAGCGACTGGCGTAAAAAATACCCCGAACTCCAAGATGCATGGGATGAAGCTAAACTCATGATCGCAGCCCGAAGACGTAAGGGAACCATCAAAAAAGAATACTCAGGAGAATACGCCTACCGAGATCTCCATCTTTATGATCCTGAGTGGAAAGAAGTTAACAAATACCATGCCGCTCTCAAAAACCAAGACTTTAACCTCGGCAACGTATTACAGTATTTTGCACAAAAACCAGAAGTAACAGGCAAAGAGGAACTCGCTAAACAAGTAGGAGAAGTACATGAGTGAGGGAATAGTACACGGAATACTGTCACTGCACTACGGTAACTGTAAGCATGAAAATAGAGAGCTTAAAAAAGAAAACGACTGGCTGAGGACTGACATAGAGTACTACAAAGGTAGGACACACGAACTCCAAGCACAGTACGACTTCAAAACCCACCAGCTTGAAGAAGAAATTAAGAAGTATAAGTGCCTCTATGAGCAACTGCTCCAAGAGAATAAGTACCTACGCACTGCGCAACCTATCAAGCGTAAGGTAGGACGACCAAAGAAAGAAAATCCCACCACTATAAATTATGTATGCTGTAAGCCGGAGATTGAATCCAATGATTGAAGTGGAAAATTTTGAGAAGGTTTTTAAAGATGCTCCCAAAAATTATTACAAAGATTTAGATGAGGCTAATGAGGTTATAGCTAAACACTGGAAACTTCTTTTAAGTTATTATTGGAGTTCGCAAAAGCGCAATGAAGTGATAAACAAAATGCAACAGAGTGGGACCAATTGCACGCAGTGTAAAGACGGTTTTCGTGGTGTTATTGATCAATTTGAAGTGCTTACTGATAATGTAATAAACTCTGAACAAGCTTTTCGCGGACTTTATAATAGCTTTAAGCAAACACAAAAAAGCTTAAATATCCATATTTCTATTCTGGAAAATAAAATCAACGATCTTCACGACAAAATAATAAATCTTGAGAAAAAAAAGGCGTCCAAATGACTGAGATAGATAATTTCATAAATAAACTCAGGGAAGATTATGAAGGGCAGATGCTCCTCCAAGAGAATAAGCACCTACGCAACGCGCAACCCATCAAGCGTAAGGTAGGACGTCCCAAGAAAGAAGATGCCACCACTATAAATTATGTATGCTGTAAGCCGGAGATTGAGTCATATGAGTAAGAAAAAGATTGCCGAACTTGAACAATTATTAGCGGCGGAAAAAGCTAAAAACGAGTTTCTTCAAAAGTCTAATAATAGTCTGGATAATATACATTCGTATTATACCAATAAAACTCAGGCGCTTTTTGGTCGTCTTGAAAACGTCTTAGATGACATTAAACACGAGCATAACTCTTTGGGAATTCGCACACAAAAGTTTGATGATTACTTTTTTGAAAACGTAGCTACCGCATCTCAGCGAGAATCTAAGTATCGAGTAATGAGTGATAAAATAAAATATCTTGAAGAAAGACTTATGTGTTTAGAATCAAGGGCTAAATCCAATGACTGAGATAGATAATTTCATAAATAAACTCAGGGAAGATTATGAAGGGCAGATGCTCGAACCATATCTTATTCTTTTAAAAGGCGTAATAACAGCGCTCTATGTATTAGAGAACGCAGAGCCTGGAGAGGATTATAGAGATTTGATTGAAGATGAACTGCTGGGTGGTTTTAAGGGAAGCTATGTGCTTACTCCATTCCAAAGTGAATACCCAGTTAAAACATTCTCTTTAGAAAAAATAAACGAACGTGTATTAAAGAGGATTATGAATGACTGAGCATTTAGAAGAGCAGCTTGTTAATGAACTACGAGCAAAGCTCCAAGAACTTAACGAGAAGTATAAAGACTTTTATCACTTTGATTTACTTACACTTGTTGACCTTGATGATGAGTCATGTGTTAAGTGTACTGATAATATAACCAAGCCTAAGTGTATGCGCTCCGTTATAGGTGTTAAAGAGGATAAAGATGTATTGGAATAAAGTAGAAACCAATCTTCCAGATAGGGACGGTGACTATCTCGTTCTTTTACGAGAATCTGATGTAGATGGTCGAGCGCCTCAGTATCGTTATGCAGTAGTGTCATTTGAAATTGGATACGATGAAGAAGGAAGCGAATGGAACAATCTTCCTCCTTTATGTGATGATTGGCATGTAAGATATTGGGCAGTATTACCCCCAGAGAGCCCTCTTGTTGAGGATGATCAAAAAGAGTGTGGTGGTGCCTGTACGTTTAAAATTAAGATGCTTACAGATCGCTTTGAAGGCCTCCGAGACGAACTTAATTTGTTTTCACATCGATTTGAAGCCGAAGTGAGATCCATTAATAAGCGACTACAGAGCTTAGAAAGTTAATAAAGGTAGTAGTAATGAACACCGTTGTAGTGAAGCCGCCTCCATTTAAATTAAGATGGTACCAGGAGGAGATCTGGGATACTGTCATGGAAGGCAAATCAAAGCGTATATTATATGTAGCCAGCAGGCGTGCAGGCAAGGATATCCTGTTTTGGCGCCTAGCTATTGAGCAGTGCCTCAAACGTGTGTGCCTTGTGGTCTACGTACTACCTATCTATTCACAGGGCCGTAGCGCGATATTTGACGCTATTACGATAGACGGTGTTAAGTTTCTCGATCTTATACCACCAGAGACTGTTGACCGTATCAATAAAGTTGAGATGAAGATCAGGTTTGTTAATGGATCAATCTTACATATTGTTGGTGGTAATACCTATGACAAGTCTCTTGTTGGTTCTAACCCTTATGCTGTAATACTGTCTGAATACGCCCTCATGCCAGAAGCAATATACTCATTTATACGCCCTATCCTGGCTGCAAACGGTGGCTGGTGTGCAATACTCGGTACGCCACGTGGTAAGGCTAATGGCTTCTGGAATTTATATAAAGCAGCACAAGAACTACCTGAATGGAAAGTGTTTGTTCATAAGGCATCTGAGATAGGTCATGTACCACCAGAAGTCTTAGAGAGCGAACGCCGTCAAATGGATGAAGGTATGTTTCTCCAGGAGTACGAATGCAGTTTTGAGCGAGGTATTAGCGGATCTTATTATGGAACCCATTTAGATAATCTTCGTCTTAACGGTCAGATTTGCCACGTCCCGTATGATCCTGGCCTTCTTGTATATACCGCATGGGACATTGGAGTAAACGATGCTACAACAATTATCTTCTATCAAGTGGTGGGTCATGGTTCTACTGTTAGAATCATTGATTGCTATTCAAATAATAATCTTGGTCTGGATCACTACATAAATATTATCAACAAAAAGCCCTACAATTATGGTGCGCATTATGCACCACATGATATTAAAGTGCGTGAGTGGGGTGGTGGTGCAGTTACCAGGTTTGAAAAAGCCAGACAGCTCGGTCTTAACTTTAAGTTGATTGAACAAGTACCTATCATGGATGGTATCGAGAACGTATGGACCAACTTTAATAAGTTCTGGATAGACCAAGAGAACTGTAGATCACTTGTAGATGCATTAGAAAACTATCGTAAAGAGTGGGATGAAAAGCGCGGAGTATACCAGAACAAGCCAGTGCATAACTGGGCAAGTAACTACGCAGATGCCCTACGCTATTTATGCTTATCGTTACCTAAGTCTAAGCAAGGGTTAACACCAGAAGAGTTTGAAAGGCAGAAAGCACAGGCACTCTATGGAGGCCCTGATTTGCCTCGAGTGTTTCAGTCTAGTAGTAAATATGATCAGTATTTAAGATAAAACACCCCACAGAGGAAGCGCTAACAGCTCTGCGGGGTATTAATTTTAAAGACAAGGAGTTTAGGGTCCATATCTAGATACAAGTATAGTTCATAGTATTACTTTGGTAAATGGTTGTTTTCTGTGACTACTCTTTCTAGACTTAAAAAAAAGATTTTCAAAAGGAAGTAGATTATGTTGATGCGCGGTCCAGAATACTTACCCACAGAAGACAGTTTCGGTGCAATTAAACGCAAAATAGACGCTGATTATTCATCTAATCAGTCTTTATGGCAAATATACTGGACTGAGGCTACGTTAGATACCCGTTTGGAAGCGGGTGATACAACGTTAATGGCAGAAATTAACACTACGTTGCCTAATAACAACAGGGGATCATGGTATTTTAACCGTGTGAGGCCTATTTGCAACATGGTTTCTGGGTATCAACGCAGAAATCGTAAATCTTCCATTGTTGTGCCACTTGAAGATGGCGATCAAGAGACTGCAGACCAGTGGACTAAGATATTACTAGGAATATATAAGCGTGAAGGCGTATACGATGTTATATCTGATGCGTTTCACCAGGGTGCGTGTATAACAGGGCTCAATCTTATCCAAGTTTACCTTGATTACCAAAATGATCCTGTTTCAGGTGATATTAAGGTAGAGAATTGTCCCTACAATACGTTCTTTATTGATCCCTATTTTAGAAAAACAGATCTTTCTGACTGTAGTTTTATATGGAAGCGTAGCTATATGTCGCATACTGCCGCCGCTGCGCTGATGCCAGATAAGTATGATGAGATTATGGCGTTGCCGGGCAACCCTACGGGAACAGGACGCGATGGTCGTTTTAACTATATGCCAGAAGCAGCAGGACAGACACAACAAAATCTTCTTGCGTATGACGAGTATTATTACCGTACGTATAGAAAGCAAAAATTATTAGTTGATAAGGTTACTGGTGAGACGTTAGAGCTTCAAAACCAAGACAAGATTGATGTTGATTTCTTTTTGGCTACTAACCCGCAAGTGACTATTATAGAACAGACAATACCTACGGTTCATTTGGCTATCATGATTCAGGACAAGGTGTTTTATAATGGTCCTAACCCATTAGGGATTGATACATATCCCTTTGTTGGTGTGTTTGGGTACTATAACTCTATGATGCCGTACTTTTATAGTCGTATTCAAGGTATCTGTCGTTCGCTTCGTGATCCACAAATTTTATATAACCGACGTATTATCCTTTCGGCAGATGCTGCTGAGTCAGTAGTTAACTCTGGGTGGATATTTAAAGAGTCTGCGGTTATAGATGTTAAACATTTATTCCAAACTGGTCAGGGCAGAATCATTCCATTGAAAGATGAGGCTGCAATGACTGACATTCAACAAATAGCACCTCCTAACATTCCTCAGTACTTCTTTGAGTTGCAGGATACGTTCTCTAAAGAGATGAACATGGTATCTGGTGTAAACGAAGAGCTTATGGGTTCTGCGCTTGATGACAAGGCTGGAATACTGTCTGCTTTACGCCAAGGCGCTGGTCTTACTACTCTTCAACCTATCTTTGATAAACTGGACCACTCACAAAATATGCTTGGTGAGCTTATCATGCGCATAGTGCGATCAAATTACACCCCAGGTAAGATTAAAAAGATTCTTGAGGGTGAAGAGCCGGCTCCGTTGTTTTATAACAAGGCGTTCGGTAAATACCACTGTATGGTTGAGCTTGGGTTTAACACAGAATCACAGAAGCAGATGCAGTTGGCACAGATGTTGCAGTTGCGTGAAGCTGGTGTACCAATACCTGAAGAAAGCTTGCTTGAAGCTGCTGCTATTCAGAACAAGTCTAAGATCACTGAGCTTATTACACAGCAACAGCAGGCACAGCAAGAACAAGCACAGAAACAAGCTGAGGTTGAAATGGGTGAGATACAAGCACGTACTGAACTTGCTCAATCTCGTTCGATTGCCGACAGGGGCTTGGGTCTAGAGCGCCTATCACGCATACAGGAAAATCAACAACTTGCTAACGAACGCCAATCTCAAGCTGAAGAAAATCGAACTGATGCTATGCTTAATAGAGTGAAAGCATTGAAAGAGATTGAAGACGTTGATATCGCGCAACTGTATAAGATTATTGAGTTAGCGCAGATGTTGAAGCAAGAGGAACAGGATGAAAGAATTAATAGGGATGCATATTGAATCAATCTGGATATCAGATGATTCCGATGTTTTGTTGTTTATAGACAAACGCCCATCCAATCCACCAATAGCCTATTCATGTGTAGGTGATTGTTGCGCAGCGTGTTATATAGCAACATTCAATGGAATAGATTATTTAATTAATGCTATTCCTACGGCAGTAATGCCCAAAACTACTACTATGTTGAAGGAAGATTATGATAATGAGGACGTAAGTGAGACATGGGGATACACCATCACTACTCATAAAGGAACTGCGGATATTGAAATGCGTGTTGATCATAATGGTTATTATAGTGGTACGTGTGAAAAAGTTGATATTCTTTCGATGAAAAAATTAAAAGACGAAGACCGAATTG